TAAGCATTAACGCCGTTGGTTGTAGAACCAAGGCCGCCAAGAGTACCCGCGGTGGTGCCGTCAGTTGTATTAACACCTGTACCAGAGACAGAATAACTATTTCCTACACGGTCAGCCGCTGTTGCCGCACTCATAACCTCTACTTTTACCGAACTGGTAATTGTTGAGGTCATATCAGCAAAGGCCGCTGAAGGTAAAAATAATAAAAAGATTGCTAGAGTTTTTTTCATTTTTTTGACACCCCTACTTTGGAGTCAGAATTGTCAACTATCTTAACATTACCATTGAGTTTCTTTTTGTCAGTAGCCTTTTTGACATTTAGACCATAGTTGGACATCACAGCACTTAACAGCCCGGCGGCAAAGGTGGTATCTATTTGTCTTGTAGAATTACCAAAATATGAATATGAAATAACTGATAACGCCCACCCGAGTATGACAAGCTGTACTGCATTGCCAATAAATCCTAACCCTTGTTTTTCTTCTTGTTCTTCCATTGTTTTGCGAGGTATGGGCTAAATCTAGCAAAAAGCGATATGTTTGGGAAGTACTGCCATAATTACCATGATTCGTATTTTAAAGCCAATTCTATTAACTTTCTGCAAAACTAATGCAGTTAAAAAATTAATTCTTGATCTTTTAAAAGCTTTAGTAAAATCTACGGACAATACCATAGATGACAAAATTGTCGAATATATCGAGGTTAACTTATGGCCTAAAGAACAATGAAAAGTCTAATCAACGTCTTAACATCAAGCCCAAGTCTTGAACGTCAGTTCTACATTGAAAGCCTTGTTAAAGACGTACATTCATCAAAAAATATTGATGAATTAAAAAAAATGACCGAGGAACTTTTGCGTACAAATGCAAAACAATCCGACTTTATCGCAAGTGCCTTGGAAATAATGTGCTGTCAACAAGAAATGTTGATACATTATGATCGCCGCAGAAACATAAAAAAAAAAGCGCCCCTAATGAAGCGCCTTAAATATATTTTGTTTGGAAAAGACTAATAATCGTCCGTAATGTCACACCAAAAAGAGTCACTTTTATGCCGATTAATCATACGGTCTAAAATGTCTCTACGTTGATATTCAAAAGTTTTGCCAATATCAGGGTCATAAAATATTTGACCCTCATAAGGATTGTTTGGAAAACTTGGCTCTATCATTAGAAAGGTATTTCAGATTTATCCTCAGTATACCGAGATTGTTTTTTGGGGGCATTTTCTTCATCTAGAGGTTGAATCCTACCAGAGTTGCCCCACATACCGCCCCAGATAGAAAATCCGGGAACCTCGTCATAATTTTTTTTATCGGAATATATTCTGATTGTTGAATCTTTTTCATCTACCTTATCAACTTGTTGCATAAGCCACATAGCACACTTTTTTGCCTCTTCTACTGGACAATCAATAATAAGGTTTTTTTCTGGCGCGTTTGGATTGGCGCTGTTGTTACCGACTATGCGGAAACGAAAGCAGAAAGCGGAGTTAGACATAATTTTTAAAAACTTTGAATAGGGGTGATGTTGTTTGCTTCTTCCCATGCGAGAAGTTTGTGAAGGTCATAGCGTACGCGAGGGGAACCCCACGATACCGCATATCTTTCAAGTGTGTAGTAGGGTGGACCGAATTTTTTTGCCCTCCAATCTTTAATAGTGGCGGGACTTAGCCCATATCTTTCCGCTACTTGCTCGGTGGTTAGAAATTGAGTCTCGGTGGTGTTCATGCTGTTAAAGCTTTCCTCCTAGCGTTGATTAAGTCTATAAGTTTATTATATTGATCTTGTGTTATTTTCCCCTCAGAAAAACGCTCTCTCAAGGTTTCTGAGTGATTATTCAACTGTTGGTCAGTTGTTGACTTTACGATAGCGTCACGCGCAAGTACGGCTATGTTCTGTTTGGGTTCTGCGCCACCACGTTTTGTAGGTGCTGAATCTTTAGCCTTGATAATTTCATTACCTGTCCAAAGTTCTGAGCCAAGGTTAAATTCTTTGGCCGCACAAAAACAAAAACCGCGGCGGTGTGAGTCTGTTACGTCCCTTGCTGATATTTTTGCAAGTGGTATTGGTTCGTTTCTGTTATCCATGATTGAATACGGATAAACAGCACCTTTCTTACCCTCTGGGTCTGTGAAATATCCCATAAGATAACCTGAGCCGTTTGGAGCCGCCCAAACAACCCCAGTTGACTCAACAGTTGGTGGTAATTCAAGATGAAAGTCCCACCCCGGCGCGAGTTCATTAAGATATTCAGAAGTCCTAGCCCATGAGACATAACTGTATTTTCCTTTTTTATAGACGTCCTCGGGCTGTATGACGCCTTTTAAGTTTGGTTTTTTCACGATGCTTTAATAACCTCCAAGATTGATGTTTCTTTTTGCGCGGGTTTTTCTACCTTGTACATATTTGTATCAGGTCTTGGCGCTATAAACCTGATGGTAGGAATGTTTTGAGTATGCTTGTTAAAACAAACAATAAAAGCATTAAGAATAAATCTTTGTGAAAACCAACCGCGCTTGCGATATTCAACATTGCTTAACTGGTTTCTGAAAGAAAGTACTGCGCTGTCTGCCTGTAAATTTGCACCTAGCGTTACCGCGTCCCAAAACTCATACATTTGTATGTCTGACCAACCGGCATCTAAACAAATCAATGTAAAACACAAACCAATACTTTTAGGAAAACATTTGTAGTTCTTATGTTTTTTGGCAATAACGGAGTAAACCGCCTCTATTGTGTCTTTTTTTGATTCGTATATTTTCAATATCTGGGCTGATGTTGGGGCAACGGTGCTAGACCATGCACGTTTTGGCCAGTTATTGTACAAATAATAAATCTTGATTGCCGCCGCGATAGTTTTTCCGTGGTTACTTCCGGCAATATCAATACCGTCTCCGGCAGTTCTAGCAGTCCCGGTATCTACACAGTCAAATATTCTAGGGTCTAAATTGGTTCCAACAAGAATAGGGACTGTTTTTCCTGTCTGTAAAATAGCGGCTAGTCTATGCTGACCGTCTATAAGGTTGCCTTGGTCATCAAATGCTATACCTTGGTTTGTTATTCTCCACTCGCCGTTTTCAATAGCTGTGGTCAACCGTTTTAGATTTGATGCTTTAATACCACGATTGTTCCTATTTTTCGCCACTAATATTTGTTTGGCTTTTTCTGGGGTCATTTGCATAACCTTGAAGTCTGGTTTAGTCATCGTTGAGGAGCCATTGTGGTGGGTAAAGGGTTTGGATTCCGCTAGCGAACTCATCGGTGTAGCCTCGCCAGAATCCAGTTTTAGTTGCTTCAGATATTTTAAGAAGCGCCTGTTCTTGGAGTTCATAACCTAAATCAATAAAATCGTTGTCTAATTCGTATATTCCTATGTTGTAGGGAAATACTTTTTCTATAGCTACAAAGATGAAGCGGTCAGCCCCAGTACCTTGTAGATAATGTGCGGCTTGGACATGATACATAAACTTCAAAATTGAAGATGTAAAAGCCTTTGGCGAAGCGCCACCCTCGCCACAAGTTTTAAGATCAACTATTGTATCGTTGTGAATTTTGTCGCAACGACATTTACAATCAAGACCTGTTGAACTATGCGTCCACCAGAAAGATTGTTCAGATTGACCTTTATCTAAAAGTGCGTGAGCTTCGGGATGCTGACAAATTGCCAAAGTCATATCGTCAATAAGTTTTGCGTCCGCCGGGGTGTAAGTAGTCAAGCCTTTTTGCTCATATTCGAGGGCAAGTTTTTTGCCTTCTTTGGTGCGCTTTTCCTCAAGTACAACGTACTCTTTGTCAAAGTCGTCTGGCTCTAGTACTTTTTTGTGAATCATGCTACCCAGTTTCATTGCTTGTGTTGGTAGCTTTGGCGGTGCAAGTTCATTGTGTTTGCTATGCCATAAAGCCTTTGGACATTGTGATAGCAATTTTTTCAAGTCAGTTGCGCTATAAGCGGGGTCTGCCTGATAACTAGCAAAATCAACTGAAACTGGTTTAACCTCATGGATAATCATTTAATTAACCTCAAATCTGGAGTACTGTGTTGAAAAGGTCCTAAAGGGCCATAGACAGTTTCTAGCTGTGGCCAAGTTTTGAAAATCAAAGCACGATTGTCTGGGTCAGCTGAAAGTGCGGCGTGAGCCAGTTTGCTATAGAAACCACCGCCATGCAATATGGCTGTTTCTAATGTTTTTAACTGTTCGTTAGTATTCATGGTTAGAATAGAAGTGCCGTTGTGGTGCGGCTTGGAGTTAGAACTCGCAAAGGTCAGGGGTGGCCTCTGCGGGTTTTTTTTATGGTCAAGTACAAATTTAAATAAGATGCAATGACCAGTAGCGAAAGACAAAATGAGTTATACATTTCTTCTCGCTGTTTTGTAGGCAACTTTTACCTTTGGTATCTCGGTGGAAATAATATAATTTTCCCCAAAGCTGTTCCAATCGACAAAAATTGCCGGAGATAGTTCCCCCGGTAGCTTTCTCATAAGAATTATCCGAGGTATTTTTTCCCCTTTTAGTGGCATCATTCCGCAAAAGACAAAGTGTTCTTGGTCACAATCTCTAATACAAGTTCTGCCGATAAGATCGCCTACTTTAATATCCATTGTTTTATCAGCCATTAAAAGTTTCCTCCAATTTTTTTTCATTTATGTGGGCGGCGATGGCTCTATCTACTGCTTGTTGCGCTTTTTCTTTGGAAATATCTGGGTGCATTAGCAAAGCACAAATAATCTTTACCATTTCGTCCTGATGTTTTGTTGTTGGACAAGCAAACAAAAGATAAAAACCTTGAAAAAGAAATTCTTCTTTATCGGTCATATCTGGCTTTCTTTCAAATTTCATCTGGCGATTTCCTCACAGGCCGCAATAACACCCGCATTGCAATCTGCAACGGTCATGTCGTATAAAGTGCCAGAAAGGGTTGTATAAAACAACCCAGACATAGCAATCATCAGAAATAAATTTCTCACTTGGTTTCCTCCTTTTTGTGATTTTGATTTGATTCTTTTAATGCAAGATCGAATGATTCCATAAGACGTTTTCTAAGATCGTCTTTGTACTGGGTGGCAATCCTTAAGTCCCCCTCGTACTTTTTGATTTTTTTGAACATTTCTGCGGGTACTTGTGAATACTCCAAAGCCTGTTCAAGTGCAAAATCAGATGCGCTGTTAAACTCGTAAAACCAACACTCATTGCAGTTCATTGTTAGTTCCTCTAGCTCTGAAGAAGTTTCGCAGTTAACATCTTCAAACTTATAAGATTGTTTGGTAGCTAGTTCTTCTAACAAAAGAAATCTTTTTATATTCTGCAACGCATTGCGTCCGGCAGATTTTGTAGCATCTATATTTTTATGAATAGAAGCAACTTTATCGCAAAGCTGTTTATACTCACGATCAGCATTAACAAATGCCTCTCTTTTTTCCCAAAGTGTTTGCTGTTCTGATTCAGCCATTGTGATAAGCCTCAATAAATTTACCCAAGTTATCTAACAAAGATTGTGAAACCTTTGCGGCATCGTTTGTATATTCTTTACCGCCCAAAAACTCGTTGATGTGACGGCTAGTTGTTCTGCTATGCCACTTTAAAGTGACCATGTCGTTTTCTCTATTTTTGCCTTTTAAAGCAACAAATGTATCGTAAGACTTTAAAAGTGTGCCTTTCTCACATTCGTATGTGGTAACATTCTTAGACATCTTTAATCAAACCCCCGCAGTTGTTTTTTGTGCGGCGATCTGAAGAAGTGCTTCACGGATAGTACCGACTGGGCTATCTTCATGAGCCTCTTGGAACTCTTCTTCATCATCAGGTAGATTGTATTTAGCCTCAAGTAGAATGTCCTCAAGGTTTTCTAGCTGTTCTTCGTTAAAGTCGAAAGTAATTGGCATGACCGGGAAAAGGGCGAGTGGTAAAGGGAATCTCTCCCATACCTCTATTATGAATCATTCTTAGCCATTTGTAAACATCTATAAGATAAAGTTAGAATATTATAATAAAACTCAATGTTACAGATGTTCAGGGTTGCGATATTCCTGATATTAGTTCATAATTGATTCATACCCGGAGGCGGGTCACATTCGCGAGGTTTCAATGAAAATCACTCAAACACAAACTTTCGATATTACTAGAAAGTTCATAGAAAACGACAAAATACGTTTCGCCGCTGTTACTGAAAAAGGTGCAAAGGCTTTAGACGACACGTTTGGTTGGAACATTACCGCTATTGAGATTAACGGTAGTGATTATTTGGCTCAAGATTTAGCCATGGATTTAGAAGGCGATCACGGTGTTAAGGTTCTTGACCTTGATGAGGAAATCGTTGGCGTTACTAAACTAGGAGCTTAATAAAATGGAAACTTTAACAAAGAAAAAAACTGGCCGAGTCACAGTTTACAAAGTTAATACAAGACTTTCAAGAAACGGTTGGATTTCATACAACTGTGAATTAAGACAAGGTAAAACCTGTTTAGCCGCTGTAGACCAAGAAGGTATTGGCGGTTGTGAAAGTGTTGATTGGAACAACACAGATCATTATTTGTTGTTGCATCATTACATACTCAACAATCAAAAAGACTTTTACAGAAAATACGAGATTCAATGTATTAATGACATGGTGGCTATGGGATATACCAAGCTAAAAGAGTCATACAAAGAAAAAGCAGAGTTAGTCAAAAAATATAATTTATGGGAAAAGTTGGCCAAAAAACAACCAAAAACTTGGTCTGAAGCTAGAGAGATTCAAGAAAAGCTAGGTTTCTTTGACGACATGGTTGGCACTTGGACAACAGTTTATATTGAGCAGAAATACGGCCACATTTATTACAAGGACTAATAATGAAAAAACTTTTTTATGCAGAACTTGAGCCTTGGGCTTGTGTCACCGCCGAAGCAGAAAGCAAAATTGAATTTATAAAAAAGATTCAAAAAGAAACTAAGGCGAATGAAAAAATTGTATTTATTACGGAACTTTAAAGGAGGTAAAACTAATGCTTGAATACAACCCAATTCCAACAAATAAAAGTCAATTCGATTCTGGTGTACAAATGACCAGAAAAAGAAAAAGAAACAAGAAACATAAAAATGTTTTTCTAGAAATTAAAAATTTGAATAATGGAGGTACAAAAAATGTATGACCCTGATTCAAATAAAAAAATGACCAAGGCTGAAGCAATACAACTTTTTAGATTTATCTACAAAGTGAAAGCCATACAACTTGGTTATAGAAGGGGAGACGATATTGCAAAAAGAACTGAGTGGAATGATTACACAGATGCACTTTGCAAAGACAATCTCATTACTCATAAACAATACGATTCATGGAGTAACCCTTTCTAATGGATAGCGATAGAATTTACTTTCGTGCGGCCTCTAATAAAGATTATGAGGCCATTCATTTTTTAGCGATTGAGTTTGATTGCTCGGCATCACAAATTGTAAGATTTGCTATGGCTGAATGGTTAAGAGAAAATTTTATAAAACAATTAGAACTTGCTCAAGCAATTAAAGAATTGGAAAAACACCAT